TAATAGCACTAACTTTTGCAGCTAATGCTTCTAATAAAGTATTACCTTTTGTTACCATTGGTAATTCTTCTCCTATGTTTAGAGCACCTCCATCAAAAGTAATAGTTGGTGGATTATTATTTGCATTTAAACCAGCACGTGTTATTAACCAGACTAATTTTGCAAATTCAACTCTTGCTGCTTCCCAATCATCATCTGTTGCCCATGACATAAATTTATTTCTTGTTGCAAATCTTTCTAATTGAGCGTACCATATTATATATTTAGTTGGTTTAAAAAAAGTAACACCTGTTTTAGTATTAATTGAAGTTATTTCTTTTTCCATTCTATCAACCACTTCTATTAAATAATCATGATTATTATTCATAAATAGTTCTCTTTCTTCATTTTCTAAATATACATAATCTACTAATAAATAACCAGATGTAATAACAGGTAATTCAGATGGTTCAGTTGAACCAAAATAATTAATACAATCAGATGAATCTCTTAATGTAATTGTTACTTGAAAATTTTGTGTATTTAATAAAGAACAAATAGGAAATGCAGAACTAGTTAATTTACCAGTCCAAAATTCTAAAGGAATATATAAAGTATATGCATCGTGAGATAAACTTAAATTTTTTAAAGATGTTATATTTCCAATCATAATATTATAGTTATCTTTTTGACTTTTATCTTTAGTAATTGACTGATAAATATCTATCCAATCATTATATCTTTTATCAATTTCTGCACCACCTATTGTAATTGTAATATTATCAATTATAGCATGTCCAATTTTATCGACATATCCCCATTTTACATTTGTTGTTAGCTGTCCTAAATTTAGAACCAATACAATTTTAGAAATTAAATCACCTGTTTTTTCTAGATTAGATGTAGTTGTTGAACCAAAGCTAACAGTCCCACTATCAAATGTAACTTGAACTGTTTCAACAGCAAAATAAGTAAATCTCATATAATTTTTTTTAAATAAAGTAATTTCGGGATTACCAGTTAAATATACATCTTGCGAACTTAAAGCTGCTAATTGTAATAATGCTCCACTCATATTATATACATACATAAAATAAAATTGTTTTAAATAAAATTTTAATTATATACTAAATTTATATCACCAAAATTTATTTTCATTATATTATATGAAAATGCAAATAAATGAATAAATCCATTAGCTTTTGACTTTATATTCATACTTACAATAGATATATTTTTAAAATTAATAAAACCAGATGGGTTATAATCTTCTGGTTTTAATCCAAATGAATAACAATTAATACCTAAATCAGGACATGCTTTATGTCTATAATAAGGTTGAATATAATTAAAATATCTATTATCTAAAGGTCCTTTAGAGAAAACATTTTTAGCATTAAATATTAATTGAACATTATCAACCATACTATTATTATTATCATCTGTAAAATTGGTAAATTTATCATTAGTTGTGTCTACTTTATATAAAACCCAATATAATTCTTTACATGGTAATGATAATGGTAATCTTATTAATTTATTTCCTGCTGATTTTAAATTTCTTTCATAATGTTGATTTACTTCAATTAAATATTCCAATGGTTTCTGGACATATAATCTATTTTGTTCCGTTTCAAGAAATACATAATCAGCCCATATAGATGCATTAGTAATATCATCATCTGGTAAATATCCATCTTGTATACAATTTTGTTTTGTTTCAAAATAAAATTTAAGAGATAAATCTTGATTATTTCTAATAGCATTTAATGGTATAGCTAAACCAGGATTTCTACAAAAATAAAAAAATAAAGGTATAATTAATTTTTGAGAAACATCACATGTTAAACCATTACTCAAACCATCTACTCCTTTTGTTCCAACCATTTTTGTTATTAAATTTTTCATATCAGTAGTATGAGTTAATTCAGTCCAAATATGCATCCAAATACCATACATTCTATCAATTAATTTTCTACCTATATAAAACTCCACTTTAGTTATAATATTAAAACCAATTCTATTAGTCCATATACTACCTTCTTTAATTGGTAAAGTCAATTCTAAATATAATCTGGACAGTAGATCCCCACTTCTTCTAATAATAATATTACTTGTTTTTCCAAAACCTACAGCATCAGCAAATTGTAAATTTATTGCTTCAATCGCAAAATTAACATGTTTCATATAAGTATTTGTAAAAAAAGTTATTTCAGGATCAGCTGTTAATATTAAATCTTCTGCCCCATATGCTACTAATTGAACTAATCCACCACGGCCATTACTTCCTGATGTTTCATTTGACATATTAATAAACAATATATTTTAATCTTTATTTATTGTTGAACCATAAAATAATATAATAAAGAAAAAAGAACAAGTATTATAAATATGATTATATATAATTCCATTATAATAATTTATATTATATTTTTTCCAAAGTTAAGCTAATGAATCAACCATATTATTAGCAGAATTTAATTTATCCATTAAAGATACCTTATTTGACTTACTACTAATCCATGGTTTATCTAATTTAGGATGCTTTTCAATTTTGAAGAATTCTCTATATAATTCTTTTTCTTTATTATAACATTCATTATAATAAACAACATATTTTGTCATCATATCATTTGTTAAACCTGCTGGGAGTGGTTTAGCTGAAGTTTTACGATTTCTTCTTTCGCCATCAGATGATTTGGTATTTTCTTGTTGTTCCTGACGAGTTGCTATTTTTAGGTTATCAAAACAGTTATTAAGTGGATTTCTATCAATGTGGTCTACACTGATATCCATTGTTCCTGATCCATTTCCATAACATCCAGTGATTATTTGATGGATATACATATTATTACTTCCTTGAATATATCCATTTGGATGAAAATACCAAGTTATTTTGCCTGTATTATTTTGTTCAAATTCTTTAATTTTATAAATGGATTTTTTACATAAGTGAACTAATTTATCAGGTTCACAATACATTAAATATATATTTTTATTTTGTTCTTCATCATATACTTTCCACATTCGATTTTTTTCAACTTTAGCATCAGTTCCTAATTTATTAATATGACCTCTGTAAATTTTTAATAAATTATAATTATTTTTAATATATAAGTCTTTTTTTTTCATTTGAATCATATTTTTTCTTTCTAATTTAATTAAAAAATTATCATTACTATTTTTTTTATTTAAAAATATATTTTTTGCAAATTGTTCTGTTAGAGGAATTAACATATCATTTTCAATATATTTCATACTAAAATTATCAAAAATAGTATTTATAAATATTTGTTTATTATTAAATTTAGAAATTAATCTAGCAGTTCCTTTAATTAATACATATGATAATGTCAATTTATATTTTATATTTTCTTCATATTTTAATAATTGTTTATATTGTTCATTTGATAATTCAACTAAATAATATGAAGAACACAAAATAACATATATAATTTCATTTGAAGAATTTATATATTTCCAAAAAGGATTATAAAATTTTCCATTAGTTATATGTCCTTGATTATATTCATTATTAATATAATATTTATCAATTATTTTTTGTAATGGATGTTCATTAATTATAATTTTTATATTTGATTTTCTTAAATCATATATATTTTCATTATTTATGTTTATTGATATATCTTTTCCATATAAAAAATCAATTATATTTATTTGTTTATTATGACTTATATAAAATGGATATTTATCTTTTTCAATATCATACATCCATTTTTTATTTTTATTCATTATATGTTCTATTTGTTCATCATCAAGTGTTAAATCAATATCACATATTTTTAGAAATACATGACCATTTTTGATTGTTGTTTTTATATTATTATTCATTAAATAATAATATAAATAACTCTTTAAATGAAAGTAATTCACTTTTTCCATAATTAATAACATGTAGTTGCTTAATTTGAGTACGCTAAACCACCCATACCACTGGCAACACGGAAGACGTTGTATGAGAAGGCATAGACGGTGATAGTGCCGTTGGCAACAGGTGTAACTTCGAGGTTAACGTTATCAATGCGTGATAAGTTGCATGAGCCTGATGGTTGGTGTTCAGCGGGCTTGAGGGCGAAGCTGTAAACGTTGATACCGAGGTCAGGTTTGCATTCGAAGTGTTGGTAGGGTTGAACATAGTTGAAGTATGTGTTATCACGTTCGTTGAAGCGGTCTTGACCGTTGAGGCGGATCTTGGCAACTGATACACATGATGTGGTACCAGCAACTGTAGGGTCGCCACCAGCACCAGCATCAGTGGTAAAGTTGGTGAATTTATCACCATTATTAACGGTTGGGGTGATAGCCCATGTGAGGAATTTGGTTGGATGATTAAATGTGAGGCGAACACTGTTATTTCCTGGTGTAGTAACTGATGCTTGTTGTTGTTGGGTTACTTCGATGAGGTATTCGTGGGGCTTTTGGGCAAATTCCTTGCGTTCTTCAGTGTCAAGGAAGATGTAGTCGGCCCAGAGTTCAACTTGACCGAGTGAAGCAGTGGGGAGTGTTCCTTCTTGCCAGATGTTAGCAAGAGTTTCGAAGGTAATCCAGATTTCGATTTCGTGGTATTGGAGAGCAATGAGGGGGAGAGCAAGACCAGGGTTACGGCAGAAGGAGAAGAGGAGTGGAATATTCATGGTGTATAAATTGGAGTCAATATCTTGTGATGCACCATCTACAGATTTGGCACCAACAAGTTTATCAAGGAGAGCCTTCATGTCAGTGGTGTGGGTGAGTTCGGACCAGATGTGCATCCATGAAGAATAGTGACGGTCAATCATTTGACCACCTACTCTTAATTCAACTTGCTTGAGGAGAGCAAAGCCTACACGGTTAACATAGGCTTCATCGGCTGAAGCACCTGGGGTAGGGAGGGTAGCCTTAACATAGCAGCGGTGGAGTAAATCACCGTTGCGGGAAATGCGGCATGTAACATTGGCACCAAAGCTAGTTGAGCCACTGAGGGTTTGGGACATGCTTTCCATAGCAAAGTTGGTGTGGCGGCGGTAAACAGCCTTCCAGAAAGTTACTGTGGGATCAGCAGTGAGGTAAACGTCTTGAGCGCCATAGGCGACGAGTTGCATAAGAGCACCAGCCATATTATATAACATAGTTCAGAAAATAATTTTCTGAAAATTATTTTTTAAAGATTTTTAAATAAAAAAAAATTTCTATAATATTTATTTTTTAAACATTTAAATAAAATTTCTTAATATTATTTTTAAATTTAAAATCATATGAATTAATTTTATACATTTTTAATATATTTTTAATATATTTTTTTATAATATAAATTCGTTTAATTAAATATATATAGTAAATACTATTAATGAATAAGTGTATTATATCTATATCTATTGGCGAATTATTTGACAAGTATACAATATTATTATTAAAACAAAAAAATATTAAAGATGAAATAAAGATTAAAAATATAAATAAAGAAATTGTCTATTTAAAAGAACATATAGATAAATATAAAATTGAAAATGAATTATTTAATGAAATGTTTAATATTAATCAAAAATTATGGAATATTGAAAATAATATTAGAACTAAAGAATTTAAAAAAGAATTTGATGATGAATTTATTAATTTAGCAAGGAGCGTATATATTAATAATGATAAGAGAACATTAATTAAGAATAAAATAAATAATTATTTTAATTCAGATATAAACGAAATAAAAGAATATTTTAATTATGAATTATAATTAAATGGCAGATTTATTAAAACTTGCTGAAAGTTATGAAAAGAACAACAATTTTAAAAATGCACTTGATATTTATATTAAAATGACACCCTATGAACCATATATATTAAATAAAATAGG